ATGGCATTAGCTACAAAGAGCTCATCGATGGATACGTCAGAGTGAAAAATCTCTAATACAGCTCCTCAGTTTTGTAGCATTGCAGACCGAGCCGGATGGGCTTTCTCGAACCCGGCCCTTGGCTACCTATTCGATGAGAGCGTTTTAGCCGAAGCTGTTAGTACTCAAACAGTAGAGACAACAAAGACAGAGATGCTTTGTCAATGGATCTCATCTACGCAAAGCCCTTGGCCACACATGGCCGTTGAGGATGCAGCTGATAGCAATCTAAAATTGTCGGTGGGGCCTCTTACGATATTCGCCTTTGACGTATCCCCTAGTCGTAGAGATGGCTCGTTATGTATGGGCCAAGTCCTCGAGGACGGTCGTATCGGAGTAGCTGTATTAGAGATTTTTCACTCTGACGTATCCATCGATGAGCTCTTTGTAGCTAATGCCATCGCTAAATGGGCGAAAATTTATTTCCCTCGGATGGTCTGTTATGACAAGTACACGACCGCCTCTATCGCTAAACGCCTTGAGGCTAACGGCATACAGATAACAGATATCTCAGGGCAAAAGGGTTATCAAGCATCCGGCGATCTATACGAAGCTCTAGCTAATAAGCGCCTAGTCCACTCGGGCCAAGATGAGCTAGTGGCACACATGGCTAACTGTGCGGCTAAAGAGTCAGATAGCTCTTGGCGTATCATCCGCAGGAAGTCAGCTGGGCCGGTCGATATTGCGATCAATCTTAGTTTCATCGTCCACATCCTGACTCAACCGATGGGCGAGGCTAAAGTTTACGTCTAGAGACACGCCGAGAGTTTTCTGATTTTGTGCTTGACTTTTCGAGATTATCCCTCTCATGGGATTACTCCAAACTCTAGGATTTAAGTCAGCTGATAAGCCGGCTGTTGAGGCCCAGTACGCCCCTGCCGTAATGAGTACACAGTACGGTTTTGGCTCATATAACACCGGTGTCGGTACTGGATATAACTCAGGTATTGATCGCAATTTCGCTTTACAGGTCGCGAGCGTTAGTAGATGCAGAAACCTTATAGCCGGAGTTATTTCCTCGATCGATCTTGCACTCTACAAAAAATCTACTGGAGAAAAACTAGGCTCCCCTATTTGGTTAGAGCAACCCGATGTACGTCAGCCTCGCAGCGTTACCATCGCGGCAACGGTTGATAGTTTGATTTTTTATGGGCAAAGTTTTTGGCTCGTGACCTCATTATATGCAGATGACGGACGGCCATCCGGCTTTGAGTGGGTTGCTAATAATCGAGTTACATTTACAACAAATCAATACGGTACACAAATTAAAGATTATTTCCTTGATGGAAATCTTGTACCGATGGGTGGCATTGGATCGCTAGTTACTTTCCAATCTCTTATTCCTGGTGTATTAGATACAGCTGGTACAACTATTAAAGCTGCATACGACATACAAAGAGCCGCAGCTGTTAGCGCTGCTACACCAATGGCTACTACTGTACTTAAGAATAACGGCGCTGATCTACCTGAGTCACAAGTACAAGGATTACTAGCTGCATGGAAGGCAAGTCGCGCCTCACGCAGTACGGCTTATTTGACCTCGACTTTGACTGTAGAAAATATCGGCTTTAGTCCTAAAGACATGATGTACAACGAAGCATCTCAGTACTTAGCTACTGAAATTGCTCGCGCTATGAACGTACCGGCGTATTACATCTCTGCCGATATGAATAACAGCATGACATATCAAAACATTATCGATGGTCGTAAAGAGTTTGTCGCGTACTCATTACAGCCGTACATCTCTGCTATTGAGGATCGTTTATCTATGAACGATATTACAAACTCATCTAATCAAGTGCGCTTTGCAGTAGATGACTCTTTCTTACGTGCAGATGCTAAAGAGCGTTTAGACATTATCGAAAAGATGCTCAACCTAGATTTAATCGATGTAAACCAAGCTCGACAAATGGAACAACTAACACCGCTAGGAGATGCAAGTGCTACTAACGTTTAATCAAGAGATACAAGCGGCCGATGGAAGTAGTCGCACAATTTCGGGTCTTGTCGCTCCATACGGTGAAGTCGGTTATACATCTGCCGGCCCTGTTGTATTTGAGCGAGGATCTATTGAGATCCCTGATGCAACAAAAATTAAATTACTATCGCAGCATCAAAATGATAAGCCAGTAGGTCGCGCAATTTCATTTACTGAGTCCACATCTCCCGAAGGCATTTACGGATCGTTTAAGTTATCGAGCAGCACTCGAGGACAAGATGCGCTCGTACTCGCTCAGGAAAACCTAGTAAGTGGCTTATCCGTAGGGGTCGATGTAACGGCCTCTAAGCCAATGGGTGATTACCTGTTGGTAACGGCTGCCGTCCTGAAAGAAGTGTCGCTCGTTGAGAGCGCCGCTTTTAGTAGCGCATCCGTAACTGATATTGCAGCGGCTCGGGCCGAGCTCATCGCTGCGACTAGCACAAAAGAAAAAGTAACAACGATCAATACGACAATCGTAGAGACCGAAACAGAAACCGAAAGCGAGGAAGCTGTGACTACAGCCCCAGAAAATACACCGGAGGAAACTCCGGTAGATGCACCGGCCGAGGCTGAAAAAGTCGAAGCCGCTCGTAAGATTATCCGTCCATCTGCACTTGACTCTCAGCGAGTGCGTACACCAATTATCTCAATGCCTACATACACAGAGCACAAGATTAAAGCTGCTCTTGGTAGCGAGGACTCACGTCTTTATGTAACAGCAGCGGATGACAGCTTTACAACCAACCCTGCATTTTCTCCTACACAGTACCTTTCAGAGTTTGTAACTAATACTCGTTTTGGTACACCGGCTATTGATGCCTGTTCTCAGGGGACTTTGCCGGCGCAGGGCATGACAATAAATGTCCCATCATTGGTTACATCAGCCGGTGGAGGTACAGGCGTAGCACCTGTCGTAACTGTTGAGGCTGAAGCTGGAACAGTTGCTAATACAGGTATGGAAACTGCTTACCTAACTGGAACAGTAAGCAAGTATGCCGGCGCAAATACTTATAGCGTTGAATTGCTTGAGCGGTCTGACCCCAACTTCTTTGCGGAATTGACTACACAGCTCGAGAACGCGTACCTAAAGACAATCGATACAGCTGTGCTAACAGCGATGCTTTCAGCTGCACAAGCTGGAGCAACACAGGCAGCAACATCAGCTGGCATCATCGGTTACGCATCCGATGCAGCTGCGAAGGTATATCAGGCAACTGGTTACTTCGCACAAAACTACGTAGCCAACCCATCACAATGGCAATTATTGATGGGCGCTACCGATACCACCGGACGTCCAATTTATTCGGCATCACAGCCAATGAACGCAGCTGGACTAACACAGCCGGGATCAATCCGCGGAAACGTGCTTGGATTAGACCTCTATGTGGACAAAAATTTCACAGCTACAACAACAATCGATGACTCAGCTGTAATCCTTGCACCTGAGGCATTTACCGTATATCGCTCCGCGCAAAATTTCATGAGCGTAAACGTTGTTGGATCTCTACAGGTACAGGTAGCAATTTACGGCTACATGGCAACAATCGCCAAGATGCCTAACGGCTTGGTTAAGTTCAACCTAACCTGAGATAAAACCTAATAGTCGGTAGGGCTCTTAGCCCTTTGAGCCCTACCGGCCCTTTTTAAGATGGGAGTAAATAAGTGCCAGCTACATACGTCACCGAGGCAGAGCTACGAGCTAACCTAGGTATCGAAAATCTGTATAGCTCAGACATCGTAGAGACGTGCTGTCAGGCTGCCCAAGATTTACTCAATCAATTTTTATGGTTTGCATCTGCTCCGGTAGTAGGCACGACTGTGCAAAACAATGTAGCTACTGTAATGATCGCTAATCCTGCAATCTTTACTACTGGTCAGTCTGTAACCTTGAGTGGGTGCGGCTCAACCTTTAACGGCACGTACACCATCACCGGCACGATGCCATGGAGCGCAGGTACCGTCAGTCAGATCCCTAGCCTTGTATGGAACCCTTTTGTATGGAATTACCCAGCCGGATATAGCTTTATCCAGTTTGCTAAAACAAATGCAAACGTCAATTTTTCTCGAGTACTCCCTTATGGCTCAGCTATAGGCGCGGATACAAAGACAAACGCTTACGCGACTACCCCAGCTGTAAGAGAAGCTGCGATGATCCTTGCGACTGACATTTTCCAAGCTCGTCAGGTATCACAAACAGGCGGCGTATCCATCGATGGTTTTAGCCCTAGCCCTTACCGCATGGGTAACTCGATGATCGGAAAGATCCGTGGGCTCATCGCTGGATACACAAACCCAAACACCATGGTCGGATAATGACAGCGGCCATCACAACACTCAGAGCGACACTAGCGGCAGCGTTAGATAGTCCTAACGACTGGAATACATACAGTTTTCCTCCGGCCACAATAACGGCTAACAGCGTTATCGTAAGTCCGGCTGAGAATTACATTACGCCGAGCAATAACTCGTATGCCTCTATCGCGCCTCTTGCTAATTTTCGTATCATCATGACGGTACCTATGTTTGATAATCAGGGCAACCTACAAGGTATTGAGTCTTTAGCCGTAGCTGTGTTTAACAAGCTAGCGGCCTCGAACATACATCTAAACATTGGCGCTATGAGTGCTCCATCTGTACTTGAGGTACAAAGCGGATCGCTACTAACGGCCGATTTTTCCATATCAGTACTAACGAGTTGGAGTTAAACCATGTCTGACCTAACACCCGAGGATTTGGCTTTCTTAAAAAAGATAGGTCAGATCGAAACAAATACACCTAAAACTACAGCCAAGAAAGACGAGGAATAAATCGTGGCGATTTTTCTAAACAATAAAGTCGGCTTTAAGGTCGGCGCTACACCGGTAGATTTTTCAGATCACGTAATGAGCTTTACGCTAACACAGCAAGCCGATCAGCTTGAGGTCACAGCGATGGGCGATACAGCTCACAAGTTTGTTACTGGTCTATCTGCAGACACAATCACAGTCACACTATTGAACGACACAGCGGCAGGATCAATCTTGGCAACGCTACAAGCTGCATACGGTACTACCGTAGCATTTAAGGCGATCCAAGACTCAACAGCTGCGGTATCTGCTACCAACGTTTTGTACACCGGAACAATCCTGGTGGATAACTTCACACCAATTAACGGCGCTGTAGCAGATGAAGCAACTATTGATGTCACATTTACATGTAACTCAAAGACAGTAGTAGCAACTACAGGTACTTGGTAAATCAAACTAACTAACAAAGGGGCAAACCATGGCAAAGCTAAAGATCGTACGTAACGATGGCACCGAACTAGAAGGCGAGATCTCGCCGTCTATCGAATATGCCTTTGAGCAGTATTACAAGACTGGTTTTCATAAAGCCTTTCGGGAACGAGAAGAGCAGTCGATGGTCTACTTTTTGGCTTGGGAAATAACTAAGAGAGCTGGTCAGGCACCTAAACCTTTTGGTGAGGCTTTTGTGGAGACACTTAAGTCAGTCGAGGTATTAGATAGCGACCCTTTAGCCTGAAGCGCGACCTCCCTTTCACGTATTTGATCGCGAGATTAAGTATTCGACTGGGAGTCGCGCCTCAAGCGCTACTAGAACTAGATAAGACAATGCTCGATGCGTTAGTGCAAGGGCTTAAGGATGAAGCAAAGGAGACAAGCGATGCCAGTAGAACTAAGCGGCGTTGATGAGCTCCGTAAAGCCTTAAAGCAATATGCACCGGATCTAGATAAACAGCTAAAAAAAGATTTAACTCTTGCTACTCAAAGCGTAGTAAATGCTGCTCGAGGATTTGTACCTGCTACCCCTCCCCTATCTAACTGGGGTCGTGATGGCGGTAATTTTCCAATCTATAACGCGGCGGCTATACGTAACGGCATAAGACTTAGCACAGCTAGATCTAAGATCAATAAAAATGGCTTTGCATCATCTGTACGTATTGTTAATGCTAACGCTGCCGGTGCTATCTATGAGACCGCTGGCCGTAAAAATCCCGGAGGCCAACCTCAGGGCAAAACTCGAGAGGTAGTAATCCCTACTTTCCGTAAAGATACCGGAGTCGGTGAACATCGTTACATAACCTCTACCGGTAAGAATTTCGGCAAAAGCAATAACCCTAACGCCGGTAAACAATTTGTAGATGCTGCTAACGCTACAGGCGTACTCGTAAATGCAAGACCGCGCCAAGCCGGACAAAGAGGGCAGGTCTCACGTAAATCTACAGGCCGTCTTATCTATCGTGCTTGGGCAGCTGATAACGGAAAAACTAATGAAGCTGTCGTAAGGGCGATTATGAAAACTAATGATCTCTTTATGAGTAAGACCTCGGGCTTTGCTACACGTGGCGTTAGGAAGGTTGCATAATGGCCGGTACTAATTTAGATATTAAGATAATTGCAGAATTTTTAGGTAAGACCGCTTTTAAGCAAGCCGAGACAGCTACTAATAAACTTAATAAGACTGTTAAATCTCTTGGCTCATCTTTTGGTGTTGCTTTTGGAGGTGCTGCTCTTGGCTTGGCTGTGCGCTCTGCGGTTAAAGAATTCGCCGATGCCGAGCGTGAGACTGTAGCTCTTACTAATACTGTTAAAAATCTAGGTTTAGCTTTTGATGCTCCGGCTGTATCCAATTATGTAGATCAGATTGGCAAGCTCTACGGCGTAACAGGGGCTCAGGCTGTACCGGCTATGCAAGCTCTACTCTCAGCTACCGGATCGGTATCTAAATCAACCGAGATCATGAACGTAGCTCTTGACCTTGCTGCCTCTCGTAATGCCGATGTGGCCTCTGTTGCATCAGATTTGGCTAATGCTTATGTGGGTAACTCTAAGGCTCTATCAAGCTACCGTTTAGGTCTGACAAAAGCCGAACTATCAGCGATGACTTTTGATGAGATCCTAGACAAGATCGCTACGGACACAATGGGTGCAGCTGATGAAGCTGCTAACAGCCTAAGCGGAAAGATGGCGATACTTGCAGAGTCAGCCAATCAAGCTAGGGCTCGTATTGGTGGAGGGCTAGTCGATGCTCTTGGAGGGTTAGCAGGGCCTAACGGTGCCGGCGGTGCAGCTCAGACTATTGAAAATTTATCTACAAAACTTACTAACGCCATTACAGGTTTTGGCTATCTAGTACAGGAAGTAAAGATCGCCCAGCCAATCTTAGTTACAGCCGGTCTTGCTATTGGTCTTGCTTGGGCTCCATGGTTTACAGCTATTAGCGTTGCTGCTCTTGCTGTCGGTGCGCTTGGTAATGCTCTTAAGAAAAACAGCACTATCGTGCCAGTAAACACAGGGCCTTTAATGTTTCCTACTGCCGGCGATGGTGGATACAAAGCGCGAGAAGCCGCACGCAAAAAGGCAGAGCAGGAAGCCTTAGCTCGTAATAAGAAACTAGCGCAATTCATTAAGGATCAGGCGAAGGCTGCCACAGATTTACTTAAGAAAAAGAAACTAACAAACGCTATCGATAAGGCTAATTTACTTTTGGGTAAAGGCGAAAACATCTTTGACCTTGAAGCGATCCAATACAACGCCGCTCTTATTAATCAGGCCGATCAGCTGGGTAAGACTACTAACGCCGCTCAGATGCTCGCTATCGCTAACGATGTTGCTCGTCTTAATGTTAAGAGATCGATGTACGAGCTTGAACAAGCAATCCAATCCGGAGACATCGTAGCGATCGAAAATGCTACAAAGAAACTTAACGAGGATCTAAAGATCCTTGGTGTATTGACTGGGCAAAAGGCCACCATCTACGACATCAAATCTATCCTCGATAGTCTTAAGCCTAAGGATCTTGTTGATCTGACAAACCTTGATGCAGCTCTAGCCAAGATAACCGAGATGCTGAGACTGCTAGCACAAGCTAATGCACTAGCTAAAGCGCCTATCCCTACGAGTGCAAGCCTTGGCTCAGGTATTCCATCCGGTGATTACATCGCGCCTATCCCTATGAGCGTAGGATTATCAGCCTCTACAGCTGCACTTATCGAAGCCTCCGAAGCAATCCAAGCAAGAGCCGATGCTTTCTCGATGCTTTTAGATTTACAAACCGAAGCCGATACCGCCGCTCTAGCTGCAAGCTCTCTTGGTGCGGCAGCTTTAAGCACTTTTAATCTTGAGGATGTTGCTCGTACATCACTACTACAAGGCTTATCCGGTGGAGCAGGTGTAGCAGGTGCGGTAAGCGGATCACGTTATGCAGCTCAGGCCGCTAACTATTACAACATCACGGTGAACGCTGCCGCTGTTGGTAGTGAGGAAGCTCTTGTAACGGCTATCCAAGAAGGCTTACAAACGATCTATCGCAGAGGTGACTCGACTACAACGGCAGGTGCGCTATGACCGTGCCAGTAATTAACGCTGTTATTAACTTTTCTACAGGCCCATCTTTTGCTCAGGCCATGATCTTGGATAGCGGCATCTTGGGTACAAACATTTTGGCCGATGCGGCATCTCTTATCGTCGATGTGTCGGATCAAGTTGATAGCATTTTGACTACAAGGGGCCGTAACGCTCAAGCCGATCTATTTCAGACAGGCGCGTTATCTCTACGTATTGTCGATCAAAACGGAGACTTTAACCCTCAAAATCCATCAAGCCCTTATTACGGCCTACTTACTCCAATGCGTAAGGTGCAGATCACAGCTACATATGCCGGTGTTGAGTACCCGATGTTTAGCGGTTTTATTACTACTTACACGACGACTACTCCTAAAACGGCTACCGATGTGGCTTACACAATTATCACAGCGGTAGATGCTTTTAGACTTTTCCAAAATAGCCAAATTACAAATGTGACACTAGCTGCGGCTGGGGATCTACCGGGTGAGCGCGTAAACGCTATCCTCGATGAAATCGCTTGGCCTCCGTCTATGCGCGAGATCCAATACGGCGACACCATTTTTCAGGCAGATCCGGGTAATCCACGTACAGCATTAGCCGCGTTACAGACTGCCGCTACCTCAGAGTATGGCGCTTTGTACATCAATGCTCGAGGCTCTGTAGAGCTGCATGATCGTCAATTTTGCATAGAGTCACAGGCTTTACCTCCTGTTGTGTTTAATGACAATGGCAGCGATATCTCATACTTCAATGCTGTATGGCGCTTGGATGATACGCAGGTCTATAACTCTGCATCTATTACCAAGATAGGCGGTACTGCTCAAATAGCCGACGATCAGGCATCTATAGATGAGTACTTTGTGCACTCATATAATCAGCAAAATCTTGTAATGGATACAAACCAAGCCGCACTCGATTATGCACGTGCCTACGTTGCATCACGTAAGAGCACTCGGACTAGGTGCGATCTTATCGAGCTTGATCTATACACAGACAATTACAACGATGGCATCATCGCAGCCCTTGATTTAGATTTTTTTGATCCTGTTGAGATAACTACTAATCAACCTGGTGGATCTACCTTGTCTCAGACTTTGCAGGTATTTGGTGTAACACATCGAGTCACACCGAACTCTTGGAAAACTAGCTTTACAACTTTAGAGCCGATTATCGACGGCTTTATTCTTAACTCAACACTATACGGAGTCCTCGATAGCTCTGTATTAGCTTACTAAGGAGCAAGGTTATGGCAGCTGGTCAAGGTTTTAAGACCTTTACAACAGGTGAGGTATTAACCGCCGGTGATGTAAACGGCTACCTCATGCAAGGCATCAACGTATTTACAAACGCTACAGCTCGAGATGCGGCAATTACCGCACCGGCCGAGGGACAGTTTGCATTTACAAAAGATAATAACTCGCTATGGTATTACGACGGTGCAGCGTGGGTAGCCTCAGGGGCAACCGGTGACATCGAGGGCGTAACGGCCGGCGTAGGTATTAGCGGCGGCGGTACATCCGGTACCGTAACTATTACTAACTCAATGGCTACAGAGATCGCAGCTAAAGGCGATTTAATTGTAGGTACAGGATCTCAAACTTTCGATAATTTAACCGTAGGTACTAACGGCCAAGTATTAACGGCAGACTCAACGGCTGCTACTGGTTTAGCTTGGGCAACTGCTAGCGGTGGCGGATCTAGTAACGTCGCAGGTAAAAACGTAGTATTAAACTCAGCGTTTAACGTGTGGCAACGCGGTACGTCCGTTACTTTCGCAAACGGTAAACCTTACGGAGCCGATAGATGGCAAGCAATCTCTCCAAGCGGTAGCACAAGTGCAACTTTTAGCCAACAAGCTACAAATGACACGACAAACTTACCTAATATTAGATACGCGGGTAGGATACAAAGGACGGCAGGCAACGCCGTACAATCACCACTAGCATTAACTCAATGTATCGAAACGGAAAACTCCGTACCTTATGCCGGCAAACAAGTAACTTTGAGTTTTTACGCTCGTAGAGGTGCAAACTTTTCAGGTTCATCAAATAATTTATCTGTTTATCTTTACACAGGCACAGGCACAGATCAAAACATCAACACAAGTTACACTGGCTTGGCAACACCGATAAGTAATCAAACCGCCGCATTAACGACTACTTGGCAGCGATTTACTTTTACGGCTACTTTAGCATCTACCGCTACAGAGATCGCTATGGAGTTTACATACACGCCTCTAGGTACGGCAGGAGCAGCCGATTACTTTGAGATTACTGGAGTGCAGCTTGAGATCGCAGGATCAGCAAGTGCGTATAGTCCTAACGGCGCAACTTACGAGGCAGAGTTAGCAGCCTGTCAGAGGTATTACCAACGCATAACAGTACAAGATTCAACAGGTCGTATGTCGGGAGTTACGCCAGCGGCGACAACAAACACAGTTTACATGATAATCCAACACGGAGTGCAATTCAGAAGTGCGCCAACATCGTTAGATTACTCTCTTATTGGACTTGCTGACGGAGTCAATTCAATAATCACACCGTCATCACTTGGATTAAATAATGCTGGAGTAAATAACACAATCGTACAAACAACGGCGAGTGGTCTGCTTACACAAATGCGAAGTTATTTCTTTATTGCCAACAGTTCAACAAGTGCCTATCTAGGCTTTAGTGCGGAGTTATAAAAATGGACAATGTTACTTTTATTGAAATGACTGATTCAATTACTGGAGAAGTTACAGTACACGCAATTATTGACAGAGGAAACGGCGAGTTTACCTCGATGCTGAAATCAACCTACGATGAGCAGCGAGCGGCGTTAAATGCTAACGAGCTATAACGGATACCCGGCATCTAAAGATCCGGACGAGATCAAAATAAAGTCCTACCCGGTAAAGGGTACGGATCGTAGGCTAAGGTGCGCCGAGAGTGTTGGGCCTCTCTTGGCCGCCTTTGCTGCGGAGTTTCACGAGCTGATCGAACCCATCGATGAAGGTACTTTTGACGACTGGGCTTACGCCTTTCGCATGGTACGAGGCACGACTGACAAGCTCTCATGTCACTCATCCGGTACAGCTATAGACCTTAACGCGACTAAGCATCCACTCGGAAAGGTGGGCACTTTCCCAGCTGAGAAGGTGCCGATGATCCGGGCGCTATCTAAAAAGTACGGCCTCAAATGGGGCGGAGACTTTAAGAGCCGAGCCGATGAAATGCATTGGGAGGTAGAGGTCTCCCCTACTAAAGCTAAAGCCTTAATCGAGAGTTTAGGATTAAAAAATGCCAACTAGCAAACAAATAACAGTAACTACGACTCCTACCGTATTAGTCCCGGCTAATATTGCAGACCAAACCGCGTTAGTACATGCTACTAATGATGCTTTATTTATCGGCGGATCCGATCTAACTACCTCTAACGGTTATGTCGTCGATCATAAAGATAAATTATTTGATGAACCTGAAAAGTTTGCACCTCTACGAGCGTAAAAACTCAAAGTTACTTGTTTGCCGGCATAAGGTACGGAGTTT